GTACAATGCTTTGATCCGTTGTACGCAATCTTGAACGAAGGTACTCCCATACGTAAGGAGTTGGGTAATGCGTGATTTCATCAATCGCAATCCAGTTAAAACTTTGTCCTTGATACCTTGTAACATCTGTGTCCCTATCCAAATATGAAAATAAAATCGTAGCCCCAGACGGAAATAACCATGTTGATTTACTTTCTCTAAAAATAGCTTCTGGGAAAGCCTTTTTATATAATTGCCTACTTTTGTCTATAAGCTCTGTTAATTCGCCCAAAGTCCTTCTTAGAAGTAGGCCCCTATGACTGGGCTTATGAGCGTATCGTAATGCATCTGCAAGTAGGGCGTAAGATTTACCTCCCCCTGCTGCACCTCCATAGAGAACATCTCTTTCAGGAGCTGCTAAGAACTCAGTTTGAGGCCCCTTGTTGGGATGGAACGCTATCTCCCTCTCGGCAACAAGCTCTTTCACTGCTGCAGGAGCACTCGCAAGAACATCCTCTGGTATTGCTGCTTTGCCCTGAAGCCCCTTGTCCAGAGTCTTGAACTTCTCTTTTTTCTCTTTGAGTAATTGTTTTTGCCTTCTTAACTGGTTTGAGTGTTTGTTTATCTTTTTATCTCTATAGCGTATCTGTGCCATAACAGCTCTACGAGCTTTCTCTTTACCTGAGAGACTGTATCTGCCCTTTTCACCTTCTTTAAGTTTGGGCCTTCCTCTTTTCTTAGTTTCTGACAACTTTAGCCTCAACATCGGATAAATCTAGTGCTTCTGCTTTCTTAGCAGGTAATAACACAACAGCATGTAAATGGGTATTCTCAGTTACAACCTCCTGTCGTTTAGATATACCACATCTGTCTAGGATGTCTGTTGCTGCTTCAAATCGTAATTTCTGCCTCGCTATAGGTTCTGTCCTATTGCCAGTCAAAGCTTCTTTTATTTGTCCTACTGCATTGGCCGTTGTCGTTGCTAACAACTCTTTTGCTTTTTCTATAATGTAAGGTCGCATAGCCTTGGACACTGAAGACCTGGATGTTTCAGAATAGCCTGCATGCAGTAGACTTTGGGTTATATTCCCAAAGGTTTTATCTCCTTCAGCAAAATATGCTTCTAGGAAACTTTCTTGTTTCTTTGTTAGTTCTTTTGATCTTTTTGGTTCAGGTAGTAACATTAATTGCCTACTTAGGGTAAACTTTTCCACCATTACTATAGCGTTTGGATTGGGTTACATACTTCTTCTTTCTTATTGTACCGCCCTTTTTACTTGCTACAGTATTTTCTTTTTCTTCATCTGAATCTTTACCACCCTTTTTCTTTGTTGTTCCAGAGGTTGAAGTTGAAGTTGAAGAGCTACCAGTTGCAGGGGCTCTACTTGTTAAACGTTGGTATCCTGTCTTGACACCCTCTCCTATCAAAGTACCTACAGGATTAGCTAAAAAAGAAGCACCTCTTAAAAATTCTTTAGCCCTGTCACCTGAAGACATTCTACCCCATTGAATTTTTCGTTTTCTACTTTTTTCTAGTTTTATATCTTTTTCTCTTTTAGTATAATGAGTTCTCGGCATACTCTCTTCTAGCTCCCTTCTTCTTCGTCAGCTTCTTCTTCGTCAGCTTCTTCTTCGTCAGTTGGGTCGCTTACTGCTTCCTCTGCTGAAACTTCTTGTTCAGCAGTTATTGAAACAAAAAACCCAGACTGCTCAGAGGCAAGTGCATAGTTAAGAATATTGATTAGAATTAAAGCAGCTATAAGAGCCCCACCTATAATCATTCCCTTCTTTACATTGGAAGGTTTTGGTGCTTCTACAACCTCAACTTCATCTTCTAATTCAAAATCAACTATTTTTATTTCGTCTTCTTCTGGTAACATACTTTTTCCTTTCTATGTTAAATATCTTCGCCCTTAGTTGGTCTAGGGTAGACTCCACCACCATACTTTTTGTTTTGTCGAGAAGTATAAGCTTTTCCGACTGCTCCTCCAGATTTTCCTCCACGCTTAACCTGCCCTGGACTAGAAACTATTTTCTTAAAGCCTTTTTTATTAGTAGGATCCTTTTTAGGTTTGTCGTATTTCTTTTCTATAAACCCCCTTATATCTTCAGCCAACTGTTCTCTGTATTGTTTATTTGCTCTTGGAAGTTTTTTGCCTTTCTCTTCCATAGCTACTTCTAGGTCTTTAGCTGCTGTGGCTCTTTTTCTTCTTTTTGCAAGAAGTCTTTTTCGTCTGCTTTCATCACTTTCTTCTTCAGGTCTGGGTATATCTCTAAATTTCCCCTTTGTAGGTGTATAACCTGTACCTAGTATACTACCAAAACCTTGAGTAGCACTACCTCCTAGTCGTTTATTTGTTCTTTTTTTGGGCATATTTTTCTCCTTAGTTTTGCCTATTAAGGGGTGAGGGGCAAGAAAAACGTTGCATCTTCCTACGAGGCTTGCAAGCACTTGTGAGTCTGTTTCGCCTACTTGGGCATACCCCTCTGAGTGACCCCCTTCATACTCCTTATTATACTGTAAATATGGAGTGTTGTCAATAAAATAATTTTATGCTTGACAAATCGTGATTCTGTATGTACAATGGACTTAGTCCGTCAGGGCTAATACTATTATATAGGTAGGCATAACATCCCCCCTTACATTCTCTGTGAAGGGGTTTTTTGTGGTTCATATAAAGGTAGGCAATACTAGTTGCAAGTCATTCTCAACTACATAAAAATTATAAAAAATCTGTCATCTCTGTATACGTAGGTGTAGGGGGAGGGTAGTGGCACATGCGTACCCCTCACAATGGCTGTAATTAGCCATTTGACGATAACTTTTGTTACCTACTAAAAGTTATACATAGAACACTTTCTAAGGAAAAACCCAAAACCCTCAGAGCAGAGACAATCCCCACCATTCAAGAGTTTTGTTTTTAGAGGTACAATCACAAGTAGGCAATTAATATAATAGTTTCTAATATCCATAGTAAAAGCATTGGGCGTGTGTGTGCGTGTGTGTGAATTGGTACTGACGGCACAAGTCAATATTTTGAAGAGTAGTGGCGAGGGGGTGGGCGTATCCTTTTCAACATACTTTAAAGACTACTACTGGTCATATATCATAAGAAACAATCAGTTACCTATTTAATCAGCCCAAAGAAAAACCCCAGTGAAATGGCAACAACTGGGGTTTCATTCTTGTGGGAGGACAAGAATTCCTTGTTATCTATCTAACTTTTTTAATTCCTTCAACAGTCCCTCAACAGTTAAAAGTGGTTTTTCTTTTATAGAGTCTGTAATAATTTTATTAGCATCAACAACTTTATATTTTCTTTTAAGTTTCTTATTCATCACTATCCCCATTGGTTGTAGCTTCCCAAACTAAAGCTTTCTCTAATTTAGCCTGAACTTGAAGAGTTTTCAAGTCCGAAGGTATACTCATTCCTTGCAAGCGAAGTTGTCTATCTTCGTCCATAGGCAAAACAGCGAAAGTAAATCTTGTTTTAAGAAAGACAGTTTCCATGCTGTCCAAGATTTGTTCGTAGTCTTGAAGTGTTGTAGAAGTTGCGGAAGAGCCTTCCATTAACTCCAGTTGTTTTAAAGCAAAGTCGGCGTTGTTCCGAACAGATAAAGCATACATTTTCAGTGCGTTTAAATGTTCAGGGTATCGTGGTGTTTCTAGATAAGTCATTTTTTTAGTCTCCTATAAGTTAATAATGAAATAAAACAAGGCTAGTCCTAAAGCAATTAAGACTAGCCTGAAAACAATGGCAATAAATTCATACATATATTACGCCACCAGTTGAAGTTGAGATTGAAACAAGTCCGAATTAATAGCCTTGATTACGTCGGATTGTCTTCTCGTTGCAGTTACATGGTCTTTAGAGCCTTTATTGGTAAGCTGAATAATGTTCCCTTTCTCATTCTCATAACTATCCAAGTTAGAGCCTTGTCCAATAGAGCCAACATGAGAAGACCAGTTGGTCAAAGCATTGTAAACAGTGTAAAGACTATTCTTGTCCATACCATTGTTTACTTCGTCTTCCCAACGTGCCAAGAGACCACCAAGCAATTTATAATTAACAGTTAATTTTTCAAGCTCTGCGTCTCGGTCTACTGCGTCTTTCATTTCCTTAAACTTTTTCTTTTTTAAAGCTTCGGAAACTTCCTTATAAGCCACAGTCTTTTTAAAGAAATCTAAAATCCATTCTTCAGACACTTGGGCTTTAATCATAGCCCTAAAGTCTTCCGTAGCGGTTCCGAAGTCTTCCAAAGAATTGGTAATCTTTCTGCTTTCTTCCTTAACCGAAAAGCCTGAGGTATGTTTCTTCCTAATGTGAAAGAAGCGTTCCCCACCGAACACTTGAGTGTTTTGGCAAACTGAACGATAAGCTCCTATAAAGGTCTGGAACCTCCACGAAGAGTCAGTTGAATTAAACTGGTCATAACATAAGCAAAGTTTGTCATCTTCTCTTCCAGTTCCCTCCAATACAATCTCATGGTCAAGAAATCTCACTTGCCTATGCACTTTTCTAAAGTCTTCATAAGCAGTGTCAATAACTTCCACGTTATCAAAAGATAAACCACCATTTTTAAGAATGTCTTCATTCACCTGTTCAAACAATTCAATGTGATTAACGATTTTGTATTTATCCGAAATCACGTTCACAAGTTTGTATTCGTTTGTGATTTCGTTATCGTAATAAACACCAGTTCGTTTTTCGACTGGGTCATATTCTCCAGTGTATTTGTTAAGGGAAAAGATTTTATCGTCAACGAATTTTGATTGAAAAACAGATAAATCTTGAATGTCATTATGTTCTTTTCGGTCAGAGACCCAGTCAGTAG